CAAAGTAAAATATAATATTTGATATTGTGAAATATTTTTTTACAAATTTTTATTTTGTTTTAAATAATTAAATTAATACCTTTGTTTTATGGATAACGCTGAATTGGTTTATGAAATGGCTAAGAGGTTGGATATGGTGATTGAAGTAACTAAAGAAGGGAAGTATATTGGTAAGTATAAATTTATAGATGGTAAACTGCATAAATTAAAAGAAGATGAGAAACTCAACAATAATAGTAAAAAAGAAGAAGTGCGCTAATTGTGGCAAGATTGATTACCACTTTTCAAATAAGATGTGCAAGCAATGCGCAACAATACATAGTACACAAAAACGTATGGAAGAATTTGAAGAAGATGGAGAAAGTTTCCAGTATTTAGTATCTGACCTTGATAGAATATTTAGTCAGTATATTAGAAATAAACACGCAGATAAACATGGCGTTGTATTATGTTATACTTGTGATGAAAAAATGACAATACCAGAAAGCCAGTGTGGCCATTTTATACCAAGATCAAATTTAGGTACAAGATGGATGGAGCAAAATTGCAGACCTCAATGTATGGAATGTAATTGTTACCAATTTGGGAACTTAGAAGAATATGAAAATAGATTACATACAGAAAATAGCGGATTGGTAGAATATCTTCAAGAAACCGCAAGACAAGTAACTAAACCAACTAAAGATGAGCTTAAATCTTTGATCATTGAATACAGGTCAAAGCTAAACCTAGTAAAAAAGAAATTTATAAATAAAAATTAGTATTTTTACAGAGGTAATCAGTTTTTTAGTTTTTTAGTTAGTTAAAACGATACCCCTATATTCTTATAGGGGTTTTTTTATACAAAAAGGCCGCCAACGTAGAAACGTAGCGGCGATTAATTGCTTAAACCTTACTATGCTTAAAATAAAATTAATAATTTTTATGTTTTTAATAAAATTTATTTTTTTAATTAAATAAATTAATTTAATTTTGGTAAACAAATAAATAAAAATGGCAAGATTAGTAAGTCCAGATTCAGTATCTAGCAAGGTGGCAAGCCTTAAAATTGGAGAAACGATAAGATTAGATAATCCTTATTCTTCAGTAGCGGTAATGATTTCATTTTTAAAGAAAAAACAAGAGCATCAAGATAAAATTTTTAAGATTAAAGTAATAAATAACGTAACTACAGTAACTAGAAGATTATAATATGCATATTCAAACTATTAATTACCAAAAGACATTTAATTTAGGAAACTATTCTTCTGAAAAAATAGGAGTTGAAATAGTTTTAAACGCTGGAGAAGATGCTAAGCAAGCATTAGACACAGCAAAAGCACTGGTAGAGGAATACCACAAAGAAAACTTCAAAGAAGTTATTCAAGAACCAGAAATAGTAGTATCACCAGAACAAGAAGTAGATAACACTATGGCTTTTATTGATTCTTGCAAGACTGAAGGAGAATTAAGAGAGGTTTATTTGATGTGCCAAAAGAACCCAGTGCTTAAAAGTTATTATGATCTTAAAATTGCCACCTTTAAAACTAAAAAATAATGATTAATTTTTCTGAAACCCTTATTAGGGCAAGTTCTGTTGGTTATTTAATGACAGATCCACAATCAAAAGCAGATAAAGAAGCTGGTATGCTTTCTAAAACTGCACAAAGACATTTGCTAGATGTTTACATTGCTGAGAAGTATGGTCGCAAACGCGATATACAAACAAAACAAATGAAAAAAGGTATTGAAGTAGAAGATCAATCTATTGAATTACTTAACAAGTATTGGGGAACCAGTTATTCTAAGAACCAAGATAGATATACAAATGATTTTATTACTGGACATCCAGATATTTTAGATAGCGGAAAAGTTGTTGATATAAAATCAAGCTATGATTTGTGGACTTTTTTAGGAAACCTTCCGGATAAATTAGATAACTTGTACTATTGGCAATTAATGTCTTATATGTGGCTTACTGGAGCAACAAAAGGCTATATTGCATACTGTTTATCTAACACTCCATTTGGCATAGTTGAGCAAGAGAAAAGATATTTATTAAATAGAATGGATGTTATATCAGAAGAAAGCCCAGAGTATGTAAAGGAAGCAAATAAACTAGAATTCAACATGACTTTTGATGATATTGATATAGCAGAAAGAGTTTTAGTATTTACGGTAGAAAGAAAAGAAGATGATATTGTAAGAATTCAAAACAGAGTAGAAAAGGCAAGAGAATTTTTACACGAAATTGAATTAACGCATTTAAATTTTAACAAGTAGTGCAAAGAGGGGCTAATATAATTAATGCCATACAAAATTTAAAGATGGCGCAAGAACAATTTGATGATTTTTGCAGACAATACCCTAATACTAAAGGTTATCATTTATTTAAAGGATATAGTAAGCGAATTGATTTTATATTTTCAGACATTATAACCCATCCATATATTACCGATGAAGTTAGGGACGGCATAAAGAAAGAAATAGCGAGTGATGTGTTTGCCGTTCCAGCTATCATCGAAAAGGTTGGATTAATAACACCAGAACAAAGAGAAATTATAGAAAATACCTTAGATGCAATGTTGGATGGACAAGATGTTAAGATTATAGATATAGAAGAAAAATAAAATAAAAAATATGGAACAATTCGACTTTTGTATGCAGTTTGATAATGATGAAATTCATGTAATTGCAGCAGCAGAAAATTCGGACGGATTTATGGAAATAAAAATTACCCCAGTAATGGATGGTGGCGTAATGTTTCAAGATCCAACAACAGGTAAAAAAGTAAGATTATTTGCAAGACCAATTACGGATGCAGGTAGAGCAATATTAGAAGCCGAAAAGCCAGAAGAATAATGAAGAAACAGGTTTGTACAAAGTGTAAGGTTAAAAAACCATCGACAGATTTTTCAGTAGATAAACGAGCAACAAGCGGAAGATGTACCCAGTGCAAAAAATGCATGGCTGCATATAAACGCAACAGATTTAAGCAAGAAATTGTTGCTTATGATTTTTTCCCAGATTATGCTGCTTAGGATTTCTTATGTGCGTTAGCAAACTTACGAGCTGCTTCAACGCTACCAAATCCCCAAGCTTTCAAAGCCAATGCTTTCCTAGTTGGTTCTCCGTTTGGTTTTTTCATAGCACCAGTCATACCAGCAAATCTTGCTGCAAATGAAACTCTACGAGGATTAGTTCCAGATTTTACTGGAGCTTTTAAATTTCCTCCTGTTTCTGCGTTATAAGATGCTCTACCCTTTGCGTTTAGACCACCTTCCGGGTTTTTACCCTCTTTTCTCTGCCAAGCTCCTGCCATAAGTTATGTTTGATTTGGTTCTAATATCTTTATGAGTGAATTGCCATAACTCACCCGTATCATTTAAAATGACTGTGTAAATCGTATCCGTTTCATGGCCATAGTCGGTTACAAGCCAAATAATGCCATCGCCTTTTGGCGTTGTAACCTCTACCCGATTACGCGGTTCAAAAATCATTTGCTTTCTGCTTTGATCTTTTTCTCTTGTTTTAGCATTTCAGGTGTTGGCTTTTTACCAGAACCCTTGTTTGCTCGGATATTATCCCACAATCCGCGCGGTGAATATGATCCATCTGCGCGTTTCATCATCTTTAATTTGTTTTTCATACGCTAATTTACGAATTTATTTCCAATTTTCAGATTTCCAAATAACTAAATCTATCCCTTTTAAGCCATTTGGAGGCGTTTTTTGGTTTTCAACAGGTATTTCCTCTATTTTGGAATTATCTTCCAAATTTGAGGCCGTTTTGTCGTAAGGAGGCATATCCTTAAATGGCGCGCCTCTCTTAACTTGTTTTTCGCCATAATTATCCATCAAATAATTTACTACTTGTTGGGCGGATGTCAAATTCTGCTCTTTTTGAATTAATTCCAACTTTTCTAAGTCAAATCTAACTCCTATTGGTTTGCTTTTTGCCATATTTTAAATTGTAGCTACAAAGTTAAGGGTAAAACTTGAAATGTAGCTACAAAAAATGGGTTATTTTTACCGAATGTAGCTACAAAATCCCCCCTCCCCACCCTCAAAACACATAAACAAAACCCACCCCAACCAAGCGCCACCAGTCCAACCAGTGCCAGCCCTAACCAGTACCCAAGACCAACGCCAAACGCACGCCACCAAAGGAACACAACCACCAAACGCCCAAAGCAAAAACACACCTACCCAGTGCAAGAAAACCGAAACCCCAACGGAAGCGCAACCGATTTTCAGCGGGGGGTACCCCAAATGGGTATTGATGTAGTTGAGATTTTTTAATTTTACCGATGGTGGAAAGTGGTGGGGGATATAATTTTTTCGTATATTTGGTAAAATATTTTTTATGGCTTTAAAGGCAATGAAAAAAATGGTAATTGAGGAGGAAGATAAGGATTACGTTACCAAAGATGAGAAAGGTTATACTATGACTTCTAAGGTAAAGCGTCCAGAAGGTACTCGTTACTACAAAAGCAGCAGTCCGAATTTATCAATGGCTCAAAAGATGAATAGATTCAAAGCCATGACAAATCCAGCTGATTCAGTAACATCTAGTTCATTAAGTAAAATAGAATTAGAAAAATTAAAATAAATTGACATGGCATTAAAGGCAATGAAAAAACCAGTTGTGGTAAAAGACACAGCAACGGCTGATCCAGATATTCAACCTTGGATGGCTAAATTCAATGCTCAAACAAGGGCAGAAATGAAAAACCCTAAGTTAGCGGAAGAAAGACGCAGAATGGAAGATTCTGTAATGAAAGCCAAGTTCCTTAAAGGTAGAGCAATGGATCGTGCTAGATATATCAAAGAAGGTTATAAAGTAGAAGATAGACCTAGCGGTTCAACAGTTTATACAAAACCATCTGGTAAATAATTATGTTAGAACAAATAGTTGAAGAAAACAAACCACCTAAAAGTACATATATGCAAACCGATTTAGAAAAGAAAGTTTTAAACGATCCATACTCAAGTGCAAGAACCAAAGCTTTAAATGCAGCTAGTTCTTTTGGAAAAGGTAAAATGATTACCGAGTCTGAAAAAATGATTATGGCTAATAAAAAGAAGCCTATGGTAATCAAGAAAACAGTTAAGGTAATGAAAAAACCCATGTAAGACATAGCTTTCCCCAAAGCAAATACCCAAAGAGCCTCCCTTAAAAAAGGAGGTTTTTTATTTGATATACAATTATATATCTTTCACCAAAATGATGTATATTGCATCAAATTGCATCACATGAAAAAAAGAATAACAATTAGTCTATCCGAACAAAGTTACATTAAACTACAACTTTTAGCAGACAAAAAGAAATGGTCATTAAGCAAAACAGTAGAAGATATTT